GTCTTGCTAATAGATAATTTGGTGCCATTTCCTAGTAAACTTCTTGATAATTTAATGAGGATGGCGTAAGTATCTTTAGATAACGATACGTTTCTATATTTAGTGATGTCGGTCATCTTCTTTCCTTTTGTTGGCATTGAAGAGGGAAGAATACCACGATTTTAGTGGATTGTCAAGGATATAATATGAAGTTTATTTTAGTACTATGGGTGTGTTCATTTATGGCGGGAAGTAATTGCTACCAGCCTATGAAATTCCCTATGATGTATGATAGCTGGTATGAATGTTCTAGGGAGGCTCATCAACAATCTATAAAGGTTTTATCAACCATTGGCTTTAAACAGGTTAATGATTTACAGTTGGGAACCAAATATCATTGTCAAAAGGTTCGTACGTATTAATGTCCCTGTCCTCTGGTTTTTTTTCTCCAGGGAACTCTTTTTCCGTACTTTTTCGCATGCCTCCCCTGGCGCTTGGGATGGGTAACTTTAATATGGATGTATCCGTAGCCTTTAGGCTTGTTTTGAGCCATGGCCTAAGGAGACTTGAGGTCCTCCTTGAGCAGATGTAATAGGAATATAAGAAATAACGCCATTTATTTTCTGTTCCATATCTTGTCCACAGGTTGTACAGCGATAATTATTGGCACAAAGTGAAATAAGAACAGAATTTTTGCTGCAGGTAGGGCATACGCCATTAACAATTTCAGCGTCAAATGTCATTGCTTTTCCCCAAACCCCTTTTCCAAACATATTTTTTCCTCGCATACTTAGTTTTATCTTTAAATCTTTTAGGTGTAAAGTATTTTAATATCCTGGCTATAGGGTTTCTACTTTTAACCATTTCATTTTTTTTTCCTATACATTTTTTTCTCGTATTTTGAAATTTCTCTCATTAATTTTCTATCATAGAAATAGATGGCAATTATGGAACAAACAAGTGAAATAACGACAATAAGAATTAAAGTTGTAGCAGTCATTTTTTTATCTTCCAAATAAACGCTCCGCCCAGGATAAAGGCTGTCCATAACATCCACATATCATTAGCAATGAATATAAAATTCATTACATCTAAAAAATCATTCAACATCATTTTTTAGTGAATTAATTACAGTTATTTTTATCTATATCGATTGGTTTGCCATCAGTATATATCCATACCCATGAAGAAATTTTAGTTCCTTCTTGTGTATAGGTACATTTTTTACCTATAGTGGCCGTACAGGCGCTCAAGGCAAATAACAGGGCTAACACCAAGAATAATTTATTCATTGTTGCTCCTTTTAGCTTCGTTCTCATATGTCAACGCTTCTGCGTCGTTTTTTTCTTTTGTTTGACAACACGTACCGGATTCTTCTTTTTCTTTGGTATGCGTATTGCAACATTTTGTTTCGTCTATTGGCACGTTTCACATTCCTTTGTATCGTCCACAGTGATTCCTTTTGAATCACAACTACACATTTGGCACGGACATATACCTAACATATCAGAATGACTTACCACAGAACAATGGCATAGACAATTACAGTTTTTGCACCTACTTTCAGCCATCTTTACTCAAAAAATCCCAAAACTTTTTAAGTTTTGTTTTAATCCATTTAATCATTTTTTATCTCCTTAATTTTTACTTAAGAAATTAACTATACTTACAGCTATGGCCATATTTCTGGCCACACTTTTTTATATTTTTTTAGATTATATTGCTACGATTGCAATTACAATAATAATTGCTCCACCAATGATCCATTTTTTACGAGTGGTCCAAAGATGTTTAGCTTGGTTTATAACTTTTTCCATAGTAGTTTCCTCCTATTTTATATCTCCCCAATTGGCACCTGATTCATAGTCTACCTTATTTGGAACCTGTAATACAACAGCTTCTTCCATAATTTGGACTATTTGTTCAGCTTTCTTATCAGATTCTACAGAAATGTCTACTTCATCATGAATCTGAATGTGAGGTATTATACCTTTTTTATAAAGAGCTACCATGCTTTTCTTAGTCATATCCGCAGCTGATCCTTGTATTAATTTGTTTAAAGCCTTGTATGTAAATGCACGTTTTAAAGGTTCATCATAATTTTTTCTTGCTTGTTCCAGAGGTAATGGTTTAAAAACTCCAAATTGAACCGGTTGCCATAAATCAAAATGACATGCTCTTCCTAATAAAGTTCTAATTTTTCCCCGGTCATTGGCTTTACGAGAAACATTATCCATTAATTGTTTTACAAATGGTGCTCGTGCATGATATTGTTTAATTAATTTTTCTGCTGATTCTTTCATTAATCCTAATTCAGCCATTAATTTATTTTTACCCATTCCATACATTAGACCTAAATTAATTGTCTTGGCTTGCTTCCGTTGTATTCCTGCCATATCAGCCACGACCTGATGGAAATCAGCGTCTCCGGTCTTGTATGCTTCTACAATTTCATCAACTCCAGGTAAATTTTGTAGTTTTGCGTAATGTACTAAAATTCTGGGTTCTTGTTGTGAGTAATCAAATGATCCCCATTTACAATTTTCTTCTGGAATAAATATAGATCTAATCATTGGACCTAATTCTGGGTGTCTTGCAGGAATTTGTTGTAAGTTTGGATTACTCATTGAAAATCTTCCAGTTACCGTTCCTCCTTGATCGGATCTGATTTGATTTATATCTGCATGAATTCTTCCATTGTGGGCGTGTTTAGTTATTGAATCTATAAAAGTTGTATGGGCTTTATTTATTTCTCGAGCGTCAGCAATTGATCTTGCTAATTCATGTGGATGGTTTTGTAAAAAGTTTTTTGTAAAACTTGGTTCATTTGATTTTGCAGTTCGATCATAAGGTAATTTTAATTTGTCAAACGCTTTTGCGATAGAGCGCGCTGCCATAATTTCTACATTCATACCTGTTAAGTCCTTGATTTTATTGAGTATTTTTTGTTCTCTTACCATTAAATTTTTTTTAATTTTGCGAGCTTTTTCTAAGTCGACTCTTACTCCTTTAAATCTCATCTCGATCAAACATGGAAATAACTGTGTTTCTAATTTAAAAATATCCATTAATTCTTGATCATGTAATTCTCTGTGAAGTCTTTGCCAAAGTTTTAAAGTTGCTTCCGCATCACGTTCAGCATATTGACCTACAAACATTGCAGGTAATCTCCATAAATCTTTTTTAGGATCTACTCCATATTCTTTTGCCGCTTCATAAAGAACTTTTTCATCTTTACCTATTCCAATGTAATGTTTTGATAAAACATTTAATTGATAAGATAATCTATTTTCATCAATTAAACTTGCAGCAATCATGGTATCAACAATTTTACCTTTAATATTTATGCCGGCTGCTTTTAACCAGCATACATCGTACATTGCATTGTGAAAAATAAATGTTGTGTATTCTTGATTAAATAAATTTTTTAACCAATCAATAACTAAAGCCTTATCCATATTACCACCCTGTTCGTGTTGAATAGGATAGTAACCTGCCCATCCTTCAATAGCTAAAGAAACACCGGCAATGTGTCCATTGCCAATAACATTTCCTGATCCAAGTTCTTTTAAATCTGGATCATTTGTTTCTAAATCTATTGAAATTTCTTTAACACCTTTTAAATCTTTAAGTTCTTCTGGCATTACCCACTCAGTTTCTGGAGTGAATAAAGGTTGTTGAATCGTTCTCACTTATAATCCCTTTCAATTATCATTTCAATAAAGTGAATTGCTTTAAGTAAATCTTCTTTTTTTCCTTTATGTGAATGACGGCATATATATTTTATAGCGCATCCTTCTGGAAAAAGCAATTTATTCTCGACGACAAATTTACTTGGCTGAATTTTAAATTTTTGATAATGTAATCCTCCGATTTGTTTATCATATGGATCTGATTCTCCTAAAGTTGAAGGTGGTATGTATTTTGCTTGGTTTCTTTTTTTCATAATATATAAGCCCGATCAAAATTTTTAGGATCTAATACATGTAATTCTTTTTTTGCTCTAGTTGCTCCAGTATAAAATAATCTATGTAATTCATCTGGATCATGACTAAAAGTTTCTAATGCTGCATTGGTTAAATCCTGCATTAATAAAACTTTATCTGCTTCCCCTCCTTTCGCGCCATGTATTGTTGACATTATTATTCTTGGATTTTTATTTATTTTTTCACCGTTCGCTCTCATGTTTCTTATATAATTTTCTGTAATTGTATCGAGTCCTTCAAAAGCCTCAAACCATACTTTATTTGTTGTGAGTCCATGTTTTTCTTGACATTGTTTTAATGTATATTTTTCTTCAGTATGAAAAGTTTTTCCTTTTTTAAAACCCGGAAGTACGTTGGATCCTACATACTCATAAATATTTTTTATTTCTAAATGATTTAGATAAGCTCCTTTTCGCCATGCTTCCCAATTACTTAAAGCTAATAATAATTTTAAAGATACGGAATTGATACCTCGATATTGATAATACCATCCTTGAATTTCACATAAGTCTTTGGCATCATCTAAAAAATAATTAGCTGAAGATAAAATTAACCAATTGCCTTGTGACATATCTACTTGAGTTATGTCTGAATATCTTTTTAAGATACCTATCTCGTCTCTAGGTTTATAGTCTTTTTTAAATCTGTTCTGTACTTTATGTATTATTTTTTGAGAGAGTTCATGTATAGGTCCACCTGGTATTCTATAGGATTGATTTAATATTTTAATATCATCTACTTCTTCTTTAAGAGCAATGAAGTGATCCACATCAGCTCCAGCCCATTTAAAAATAGCTTGGTCATCATCGCCGGCAATGTAAGTTTTTTTTGCATTCGCCCAAATACATCGAACCATATCCCATTGAAGAAGAGATAAGTCTTGCGCCTCGTCTATAAATAAAACTTCAAAGCTCGGATGAATTTCTTTAAGAATAAAATCTTCTATTAGATCTGTGTAATCTTTTAATCCTTTTTCTTTTTTAAATTTTTTTAATTCTTCCGATAGTAAATATAAAGTGTTTCTTTCTATATCTAATATGTTTTGTCGGGAATCATAATACTCTAACAAATCCATACGTTTAACTCGTGCCGTATTAATAATAGTAAGATATTCATTATCCGAATTAAAAGTTCCATCCTCATTAGAAAATGAAGTCGTCTTAATAGGAATGCCACATTTGATTCCAAACTCTCTATAATCATGAGGTCCCATCATTTTTTCTTTAGTGATTCCTAATTTTCTAAACGCAAAAGAATGGAGAGTTCTAAAGTTTTCTAAATCAGTTTCTATATCTAATCCAAATTTTTCAGAAGCCCTGGTGGCTGCTTCGTTAGCAGCTTTTCTGGTAAAAGAAAAATATCCGATTTGTTTAGGTCTAATTCCTTTTTGTATAAATTCATCCGCTAAGTTTAACAAGGTTGTTGTCTTGCCCGTTCCCGGTGGTCCTAATATTATTGTTTTCATTAAAAATTTTCTTCTTGATATTTAGTTTTAGAAATACTTGCTTCTATTTTTTTCATCGCTTTTATTTTAATTAATCTTGGTTGTTGATTTTTTACTCTGATTCTTTCTTCTTCGACAAAAATATCTTTTAATCTTTTTAATAAGTTTCCTGTTTTAACTTTATCTATTTCCCAATTATTTCTTTTACAGAAATTATAAAAATCCTCCATTCTAAAATAAGTAAATTCTCTATTGTCATCTGTGTATGGAAGTTTATTGAAGATATCATCCATAATTCTGGCACTTTGTCGATTGGTAGTCCAGTCTTGTAATAAAGAAATTAATTCATTGGTTGGATCTAAAGATTCTAATGGCTCAATCTCTTGTAGATTTTGCATTAAAGGTTTTAAAAATAATTCCTTCCAGTCTTTTGGTTTAGGTACAGGAATTACGAGATTAGCTTGATCCAGACATGCTAATGCAAATAAAGGTGAAATATAAAGTTGTTCTGTTTTTAATTCGATCCGCGCTTCACCCACATCTAAAAACCATTGGGGTGGACTAGACGTGTACTTCGTTAAATTTCCCAGCATAGGCATTTGTTCTTCGTCAAAACCCACACCGAATCGTTTGGTTCGGCATAATCTTGACTGACAGACAGCATTGATGGGAGCATCTTTACATCTGTATTTATCATATCCTTTTCGTTTTACTGATTTAATTAATTGTTGAACCTCACTATTACTAAGTGGAGGCGTCATATGAGTTTGATTTGCTTTAACTAATTCATCTTCCCAAGAATCCGGTTTAGCCTGTTTATAATAAACAGCAATATTAAATAATGCATTATTTCTAGCTCCTTCTCCAAAACCCTCCTTGGCTAATTGATTTAGACAAGGAGGTCCTTGAGGAAAGGCTTCTTCTATTTTTTTCTCTTCGATTTTAATTTTCTCCACCTCTTGCCTTCCGCAAGCCAGAAGATCATAGAGCTTATAAAATTCCTCAAGTGTACTAGCGGAGCCATTATCGTTGATAGCATAACGCAGTCCTTTCGTTCCATTAAAGTAGGGTAGATTTAAAAAATTACCTGTGTCCCCACGTTCCACAAGTATTTCGGTTTGTTTCGGAAAGATTTCACATCCTTCGTATCCTAAAATTTTTGAGATTTTCTTTAATGTATTTTGCATTAAAGAAGCTGGAATAAATTCTTTAGTAAATAAAAAGATGTGAGCACCGCCTGATTTAGACCGGCACACGATGAGAGGAAGTTTTAACTTCCTAATAGTCTGAACAAGAGAATGATGTTTAAGATTATAAACGTCGATGTCAATACAACCCCACTTACAATCATTATTTTCTGTAATAGGGATAATCCCCAAAGCAGGAGGATCACCGGCGAGATGACGTTTCCATAAGTCGTCTGTAACGTTTTTTCTAACGATAAAAGCTTTTCCTTTAAGCTTTCCATTAGCGCCTCGCTCACCCTTTTGATATTGTCCATATGCTATTGTTAATCCACTAAAGATTTTTTTGAATTTCTCCATATACGCCTTTCTTCCTTCTATGTAAAGAGGGGCCTTTCATCTG